ATGGGCGGATACCCTGAGTTTGATAGATTTGGTCGTTGCGTATCTTACGCAAAGGTTTACTTCAAGACTATCGGAGAACTGGCTGTAGATTACCCAGAGTATGCTCCGATGCTTCTTGGTCGTGACGGATTCAATCAAGATACTAGCATGATGATTGAGATGATTCGCTACACCGATAAAGATGTAACAGTTCTTTACTTGCCAACTCGCAACAACTTGATTCTTAATGTTGCTTCTAATCCACTTGGCAAGATGAATGTATTTGTAGCAAGACGTCCTTCTCTCGACAACGAGACACGTGGACAGTTTGATGATGTTTTGTATGTACAACTTGCTCGTGCTCGATTTGCTAACTTGGCGATGGAAGCAGCAGAGAAGTCAATTCAAGCACCGCTTGTAGTTCCTTCAGATGTTGTAGATATGCCTATGGGACCTGATGCGATTATTCGCACAGCAAGTCCAGCAGGTGTAGGACGAGTTAGACTAGATGTGCCAGCAGCCGCGTTTCAGGAGCAGGCAGCGCTACAGAGCGAACTTCGCTTGGGTGCTCGTTATCCTGAAGGTAGAACCGGAACCATTGATGCTTCAATCATCACTGGTCAAGGTGTACAAGCACTGCTTGGTGCATTTGACTCTCAAATCAAGGCAGGACAGACAATCCTGACTGAAGTGTTTGAAGATGTCATAGCAACATGTTTCGAAATGGACCAAGTCCTTTTCGATAAAGAAAAGAGCGTCAAGGGAATCGCACAGGGTACGCCGTACGAGTTAAAGTACAAACCCTCCAAAGACATCAAGAATGATACTTCTATTGAAGTACGCTATGGCTTGATGGCTGGACTTGACCCATCGCGAGCCTTGATTTTCTCTCTTCAAGCACTTGGTGCCGACTTGGTATCTAAAGACTTCATTCGTCGTGAACTTCCATGGAGCGTAAACGTATCGCTCGAAGAACAACGAATTGAAATCGAAAAGATGCGTAGCAATCTATCTGCTGCCGTTACAGCCACAGCGCAAGCAATACCTGCCATGGCTGCCCAAGGACAAGACCCATCTGCGTTAATCCAAAAGATTGCAGACGTTATTGAACGTCGTCGCAACGGGGACACTATCGAGGCTGCTGCGCTTGCCGTGTTCGCACCTGAACAACCAGCGCAGGCAGAGATGACCCCGCCAGGCACACAAGGACCAGTTGAGCAATCCCCGTCCCCGGTTACTCCTGGACAACCTTCTGGTGGGGTCCCACAAGCAGCGCCAGATTTAATGTCAATCTTAGCAGGCTTGGGAGGATAAATGGCTACCAAGAAGAAGCCAGTTAAAAAAACTGTCAAGAAAATGACACGTCGTCCCAAGACAGTAAAAGAACCAGTTTTAACTAAATTAGATTTTTGGGCAATTGCTACAAAAGAAGTTTATGATTCTCTGCGTAAAGCAGGTATGGATGAAGGAACTGCTTTAGCATTTGCTATGGATAGGTCAAGTTATCCTGATTGGATAGTAGACCCAGCGGACCCAATTAAGAATCCACTAGATGATTTCGACGAAGATGAGGACTAAACATGTCAATGCAGGATATTCCAGCCGGTCCAGGTCCACTCACTCGCAGAAATGATTTGGGTCTCGTAAAGAAGATTCAGCGTGAAGGTCGTGACATCTCTGAAGCAGGTGGCGGACCATACAGCGAGCGCAAAGATTTGAAAGAACTATCACAAGGCGCTGCTATGGATAATCCTGAAGCAACTGCAACAGGTGTAAATCCTGCTGCTGCTACACTTCCATCAGTAGATGCATTCCTTCCTGGCAACGAAAGACCTCTTTCTGACGGTGCCGAAGGCGGTCCAGGACGTGGTGCTGGTATCCAGCAGACTCCTGTTGACGCTATTGACCAAACAGCAACGCTTGCTCGTGCTATGTTTATGGCAAATCCTGATTCTGTCATCCTTGCTAACATCGTGAATGCCTTTAATGAAGAGAATCGTTAATGGCAGAATTGACAAAATCTAACCTTTCGCCTGCCATGCAGGCGTTATACGCCAATGAAGGAGAGGCTCGTAACCGGGCTATCCAAATTCAGATGACGTCACTAACGCCTGACATGTACAAGAACTTCTTTGAGATAACTTCTACCTATCCAGGTATGAGCAAAGACCTTGTCATGGCTATGGTAAAGCAAGGTTTGAATGTCAATACGCCTGGTGTCAATAAAATTGTTTCGTTGGATGGTATCGCACAACTCAAAAAAGACCAGTTCAATGTAGATAAAATCAAAAAAACAGTAGATAAAGACAAAGGAATTGTTGGTTCTATCTACGATGCTACTCTCGGCAACGTTTATGACGTATTCAAGGGTGCGACTCGCGCTGGTTTTGCCGCTTTGCGCCTTCCTTATGACTTTGCAACAACCCTAACTCGCGATATTGCGCAAGAAAAAGACGCAGGACTCTTTGTAAAAGACCTTGCTACCCTCGGTGGTACAAATACTCTCTTTGGTTCTTTAGTTGCGGACGTCTTTGGTGGAAAACCTGGCGTGAAAACGGGGGCGGGCTTCTTCATAGACCCACAAAGCCGTGTTGGTAAGGCTCAAGCAAAGGCTATGAGCGCTTACGGCAAGGTAAATGGTGAATCTTTTACCATTGGTCGCTTCGTTGCTAAGTCTGTTGAGTCCAATCCTAACAAGACTGGCTATAAAGTTTTATCTGGTCTCGTTGATGCTTCGTTAAACCTAGCACTAGACCCTTCTATGTGGTTCGGTGCTGGTGCTGCTACTGCAATCCTTAAGGGTGGCAAGAAGGCTGCGGCACTTAAGGCAGAAGCAAAAGAGTTTAGCCCTGTTGCTAAGGCACAAGAGACAACTAAAGAGATTGAAACTCTAGCAAAACAACTTGAAGAAGAAGTTGGTAAGTACACCAAGCGTAATAGTTCTAAGTGGTTACGCAAAACCAAAGAACTACAGAGGCTAGAGAAGCAACGCTATGAGACTATGGCTCCTGCCATAACTAAACTTCTCAATACACAAGAAGATTCCTTCAAGGCTTTCTCGCAAGACTCGCTAGCACAAGAAGTCCTAAGTGGCGAAAACCTAGTTCGTGAGATTATCGCCAACAAGAATACCTACGATGGTGAACTTGTTCGTGGTATTGATAGACTTTCTGCTGAAGCAGATAATACAGTTGGTCTAACTGATGGCTACATTGTTCTTAATGACCTGCCTAAGCGTGGCACAATTTCTTTTGGAGCACACCGCACAGACGAGTATGTAGTTACACTTGCTGGAGATGAAGAACTAAAGGTTCTTGACTTAGCGCAGGATATGCGCACTCTTACGGGCAAGGAAAAGCAGGCTGAGGTAAATCGCCGCTTACAGTTTGAAGAGTGGATGGAAGCAGGTAAAGCAGACGCTAACTTGCCACCTGAAGTACGTGCAGTACTACAAGAGATTTCTACCAAGAATACCAATGATGCCATGATGCTTAATGGCTTTTCTTGGGCTGTATCTGCTGCTGATGAGCCTACAACACTAGGTCAGATGCTAGCAGTTATCACTGCTGCTAAGGCAACAGGTGGCGCTGCTCGTGCTATGCAGTATGCTCTTGATGGTATCGAAAAGATTTGGAAGCCTGATGCTATAAGCAACTTCCGTACTGTCTATGGACAGACAGGCGGAGTTATGATGCTTAACTCCAAACGTATCGCTGCTAAGAATGCTGAGGTTGGTAATGCGATTGCAGAGATTGTTGACCCTACTAATCTTGGTCCCAATATGGCTAAGTTACTTGCTTCTGTCAAAACGCTTGATGCGGGTGTCGAAAAAACTCGCAAAGAACTTGAAGTCGTAACCAAGAACAAAGAAGCAGCCGAAGCAAGACTTAAAGAAGCAACCATCTTTGGTAATGTAGTAGACCAAGATATTGCTCTTCGCAAGGCTATTGTCAATGACCCTGAGTACCAGGGGTTACAGAAGATTATTGACCTTGAGGCTGGTATAGCCGAGAAGCGTATCCTTCGTGAGTGGTATCAGAACAATATCGGTCTAACTACTGGCTACAACGGTGACCTTGCTACTGATTTCAGCAAGGCATTCAAGTTCATGCTAGGAAGACGTTTTGCTGAGATAGCGGAAGTCGTAGCCAAAGAAACTGACCCAGTTAAGGTACATAGATTCTTCGGCAAGAAACTAGATTCTGAAATGGTTGGGGCATTAACTGCTGCTAAAAACGAAGACGATGTTTACCGGATATTTTTATCTTATCTAGGTAACCCAACAACAGACCCTAAGATATTCCGTTCTACCACTCTTCGCAAAGAGGCTCTAGCACTTACTGCTAATCCAGTTGCTCGTTTGGTAAATCCTGTATCGTATATGTCTTTCCGTAAGGCAGAACAACTTGACAGGATGTTTAGCCGTTACTTTGTCCGGTCTACAGCCCTTAATCTAGGTGACCTAAACCAGACAATCAACGGAGTTGAGGACTGGTTATCATCTGCGCAGATAAAGTCCATCCTTGGTGTGAAGGTACAAGAAAAATACATTGACGATATCTCACGTAAGTTGTTTGCTAGCACTAGCGAGCAAGAACGTGCCAAGATTATCCAAAATGGTATGGATTCCATCGTAGATGACCTAGCCAAGCGCTTTGGTGCCGATGAGTCCACAATAAGTGAACTAAAAGACGTTATTAAGTTAAATGCGATTCAAAAGAATGCAGATACTACCTATACCAACGGTAAACTATCTGAAAATGGCGAAGTTCTAATCTATAATGCTGGAAACGACCCAATTAAGATTGATGGTGGTATCCATTTCTATCAGTTGGCTCAAGGAACTATGTTCCTACCTGATAGCAAAGAAGTCTTAAAAGCACTCAATAGATATCAAGGAAATGCCCTAAAGAGCAAGGTTAAAGCAGGCAAAGTACTGGTAGAAGAGATGGGTGACGTCTGGCGTACCGCACAGTTGGTATTCCGTGCCTCCTATATCATCCGTAACATCGCAGAAATGCAGATGCGTCAGATGTTCTCAGGTCACGCTAACATCATTACCCACCCTATGCAGTTCATCTCCATGATGGTTGCTAACTCAGGACGGGGTGGTAAGTTAGC